TCCAGATAATATTCGAGCAGTAATAAATGATCCACAAGATATTGTTCGAACTGAAATTCTTGCACAATGGGTTGACACAATAAACTCAGCAGTGGATGCTCAAAAGTGGGCACAATGTAAAGTTGATCCAATTCCACTAGATCCAGATAAGCCAACCTGGTTTGGATTAGATTGCTCACCAGATCGTAAACATGCAGCCTTAGTTGCCGCTCAAAGATTAGATGGCGAACGATTTAACATGGTTTTACTTCATACCTGGTCCAATGATTATTCTTTAAATGATTTTGCCGTTGCCAATGACATAGCGCCTTATGTCAGGAAATATCATGTTGAAACTGTCGCCTATAGTAAAAAAACAAGCCAGGCAATTGCTAGCAGGTTAGTTCCTGCTGGAATACCTGTTACTGACATGGATGGCAGCATTTACAGCGAAAGTTGTGATCGTTGGCTTGGAGCCATTAATTCACACAGGTTACAACATGGTGGCCAGGAAGAATTTACTCAGCAAGTGTTATCTGCAGCCAGATTACCTTATGGAGATGGATCTTGGATTATTGGAAGAAGGGCAAGCAAGGTAGCCGTTTGTGCAGCCGTTGCGAGTGCGCTCGCTACATATTTTGCAACTCAGACACAAACAGAAATAGACATACAAATCGCCTAAATGGTATAATCTTTACCAATGGGATTATTCGATCGTTTTACCACAAAACAGGCAGTCGATCAAGTCGATGTTCAAGCGGCATTAGCGCCATACAATGCGCAACAATTTGTTGGCGGAATGTTATTCGCCACATCAACAGCAACTCGTGAACAATTTATGGCAGTGCCATCTGGCGCTCGTGCTAGAAATATTATTTGTTCAACAGTTGGATCTTTACCATTAGAGCAATATAATCATTTTACAAATGAGCATGTAAGACCACAACGCGTAATTATGCAACCAGATCCAAGAGTTGCAGGATCAGCAATCTATTCTTGGATTGCCGAAGATTTATTATTATTTGGTGTTGCTTATGGAATGGTAATGGAAAATTATTCTCTTACCGATGGTTCAAGAATTAGGTCATGGACAAGAATTGCACCAAACAGAGTTTTTGCAAGTTTAAACACTGATTCAACAGAAATTGAATATTACACAGTTGATGGCAAAAGAGTTCCGCCATTTGGCGCTGGATCTCTAATTGTATTCAACGGATTAGATGAAGGAATACTGAATCGCGCAGGTCGCACAATTAAAGCCGCATTAGCATTAGAAAATGCTGCTGAATTATATGCTAAAGAGCCAATGCCAACAATGGCGCTTAAAGCATCTGGTGCACCATTAACATCTGAAAGAATTTCAAAGTTATTAGAGCAGTGGAAAGTTGCGAGAAATACACGCAGTACGGCATTTTTAAATTCTGATGTTGAGTTACAAGCAGTTGGATTTGATCCTGCTAAATTACAACTTAACGAAGCAAGACAATATCTTGCATTAGAAATTTCTAGGGCTGCCGGAATTCCTGCATCATTTTTATCTGCAGAAACTACATCAATGACATATTCAAATATGACAGCCGAAAGAAAAGCATTAATTGATTTCTCATTACGGCCAATATTAACTGCAATTGAACAAAGATTGTCAATGGCTGATTTTGTGCCCAATGGCATGGAAATTAGATTTGACATAGATGACTTCTTGCGTGGTTCAGCATTAGAGCGTGCGCAAGTTTACGAAATACTAAACCGCATCGGCGCGATGAGTGTCGAACAAATACAAGAGGAAGAAGACTTAATCCGATGAAGATTAATTTCCCAATTGAAATAACCGCCGCCGATACAAACAAGCGCACGATTTCAGGCAAGATTGTAACCTGGGATGAGCAAGGTTCAACAAGCGCTGGATTAACTGTTTTTGAAAAAGATTCAATTGATTTTTCTAAGCCTGTAAAATTATTGCTTGAGCATGAGCGTACCAAACCGCTTGGAAAACTTATCGACATAACAACAACAGACTCAGGCTTGGAAGCAACATTTCGTTTGGCTAAAACTTTCGCTGCAGATGATGCGCTTGAAGAAGCCGCTACTGGATTACGCGACGGATTTAGTGTTGGTGTAAAAATCAACGAATGGAAAAATGAAGAAGGCATTTTAAGAATTAAATCAAGTTCTTTACAAGAAGTGTCATTAGTAACGGAGCCCGCCATCGACAGTGCAAGAGTTGCTGAAGTAGCAGCGAGCGAAACACCACAGGATTCCGAAGCAACCGCTACGGATGAACAACCAAAGGAGCAACAAGTGTCAGAAGTAACTTCTGAAGCCCCTATCGCCACCGAAGCGGTAGAAGCGGCTCAAGCACCAGTTGTAACAGCATCAACATTCATGGCATACACAAAGCCACGCGTTGATCTAGATGTTACAGCAGGACAATTCTTGACAGCACAAGTTCGTGCAATTCAAGGAGATACAGATGCACGCGATCTAGTCGCTGCATTACAAATTGCAACAGTTTCAGAAAATACTGGAACAGTACCACCAAATTATCTACGCGAAGCAATTGGAATTATCGATGCATCAAGACCATTTATTGATAGCATCGAGCGTGCACCGCTTCCTGCAACTGGAATGAAAATTTTCACACCAGTATTAGGAACACAAGCAACAGTTGCACAAACTGCTGAAGGTGTTGAGTTTTCATCAACAGATACAACTGTTACATACCAAGAAGATACAGTTGTGAAATTTGCTGGTGCAAACATTGTAAATGTTGAGTTATTTGATCGCAGCGCAGTAGACGGCGGTTCATTCGCTGATCTATTAGTTCGTGAGTTAGCAGCATCTTATGCACAAAAAACAGATGCTTATGCAGCAAAAATTGCTGTAAATGCTTGCGGATCAACATCTGATTCATCAATTTACAAGTCAATTGCAAAGGGCATTGCTGATTCATACGGCGTAATGCGCTTCACACCAAACCGCTTAATGGTTTCACCATCTGGCGGAATTGATGGAATTGATTTTGCAGGATTACTAGGTGCCGTAGATGGTTCACAGAGGCCTCTATTCGCTGCCGCAGTTCCTCAGAATGCAGGTGGATTAATTTCTCAAGGCAGCACCGCAGGAACAGTTGCTGGCCTTTCATTAGTAGTTGATCCTAACTACACAGGCGACAACAATAACGACAAATATGGCTTGGTTTATCCATCTGCAGCCATGAGATTCCATGAATCACCACGAATTGAACTTCGTGCAAACATCGTTGCTAATGGCCGTATTGAAATCGGTCTATACGGATATGTTGCAGTAGTTAATCGCTACCCAACAGCATTCCGTGGTCTATCAGTAGCGTAATTTAACTGAGTGCCTGGGGTTGCTCCCGATCTCAGGCATCCTTTAAAGGGAGTAAGGAGAAGACATGCCAACCATTATTACTGCTAGTCAGTTAAGAAGTGTAATTGGCGTGTCTTCTTCCTTGTATGATGACACATACTTAAATGGCATAATAGATACAAGTGAGCAGACAATTCTTCCAATGTTGGTTTCATACAAATCAGCAATTCAAAAAACAGTTTTAAATGACAATGTTGCAACTTTTACAACAGTTGGCATTCACGAATTTACTGAAGGGCAATCAGTTGTCATCACAGGATGCGGTTCCCCATATAATGGCACACGAACAGTATTGGCAGACAATCTTGGCCAGTTTACCTTTTCTGCCGCAATCACTAACGCCGATGTACTCGAGGCTAATGTCATCCCATCTGGAGTGGCAACCTTGTCAAACGCAGCAACTTATGTCGGTAATCAATCAATCATTAGTGCAGTTTATGCAGTTGCAGTCGAAGTCTTTCAAGCAAGAATTGCAGCAGGTGGACAAATAGAGGGTGTTGATTTCACAGCCGCTCCGTTCAGGATGGGCCGAAATTTATTCAACAAATGCGTGGGCTTGTTAGGTCCATATATTGACACAGAAACAATGGCTCAATAGTGCCTGCATCAACTTTATTAAGTTCAGTTCGTCAACCACTAGCAACAGCGTTTTCTGGTTTAGCGGCTAATGTTTACAATCATGTACCAGAATCTATAATGAGTCCTGCAATAGTTTTCGTTCCTGCATCTCCATACCTAGAATTAGATACAATAGGCAAGCAAACAATTCGTTGTAAAGTTAATTTAACTATCACTGCTGCAGTTGCCTACAATTCAAACCCTGGCTCATTAGATAATATTGAGCAATTAATCATGAGTATTCTGGCAGTTATTCCTAACGGATATGTTGTCGGAGCGGTCGAAAGACCAACAGTTACACAAGTTGGCGCATCAACTATGTTGATCGCTGATATAAATGTATCAACCTATTACACACAAACAAACTAAGGAGTCCAAGTGTCTACCACAGTAATCACGGGCAGAGATGTTACCTTCACTATCGGTGGTAACACTTTTGATGCTCAAGCAACATCAGCACAATTAGTCGGCGAAGTAAACCGCCAAACATACGAAACATTAGATGGCAAGGCATATAAGGTTATTGATAACAACTTTACCTTCAATGTAGAAATGCTAGCCGATTGGGGAGCAACAGGATCTCTATGCGAGATACTATGGGGCGTTACCGAATCAGCACCAAACACAGGAATTAACACAGTAATGACAGCCGCTTCAGGCGCAACATTTACTTTCCAGGTACTACCAGTTTGGCCATCTGCAGGCGGTACTGCACCAGATGCTCAAACAGTATCTTTCTCATTTCAAGTAATTGGCGTGCCAGCAGAATCATTTAGTTAAAAAATAGAAACGGGAGCAACTAATGAAACTACCAATAACAATTGAATATAACTCAGGCGAGCAAGCAACTTATATTGCCCAACCGCCTGAGTGGGCCAAGTGGGAAAAACACACTGGAAACATTATCGGCCAGGCTCAAGACAAAATGGGCATCGGTGATTTAATGTTTTTGGCATATCATGCACATAAGAGAGAAGCGGCTGGTAAACCAGTCAAACCTTATGAAGCCTGGTGTGAAACAGTTACAGATGTAATTGTTGGTGATGCAAACCCAAAAGCCACCCAGCAGGAAGCCTAAATCGTTTATTGATCCAGTTGGCAATTGCCACCCAGATCCCAATGAGCGAATGGACTGAAGCCGAAGACATATTAACAGCAATTGAGATTTTAAAGGAGAGAAATGACTGAACCATCAATCGTTTACGATCCTAAAGAATTGCGCCAGATTTCAAAAGTAATTAGAAACATGGGCGAGATTGCTGCTAAAGAAACTGCCAAGCGTGTTGGAGATATTGCTCAAAAGGAATTAAGAGAAATCCAAAGAGTTGCTGCATCACGCGGGAAGGCTGCAGATCGTATTGCTCAAGGTGGTAAAGTCAGTAAAACATCCGTTTTAGGTGAGATCAAATTTGGTTTTGCAAGTCAAAGATTTTCAGGCGGTGCAACAACTCAATTTAATAGTCGCAACGATGCAAAAGGTAATCGTGTTGGTATTGGTGCAGCACATGAGTTTGGATCAAAGGCCTATCCACAATTTCCAAGATGGTCTGGTCCAATGCCTAAAGGTCCAGGATCTCGTGGTTGGTTTATATTCCCAACATTAAGACACTTGCAACCAACAGTTATTAAAGAGTTTGAGGATGTTATCCTTGCAATAAAGAAGGAATTTGATAATGGCTAGAACCTTAACAGTAGCACTAGCGGCTGACATCGATGGCTTGCGTAATGGTCTTAAAGATGCAGAAAAGGTAGTCAATAACAGTAAAGATCAGATTGCGGATTTTGGCAAGAAGGCTGCTGCTGCATTCGCTATTGCTGGCGCTGCTGCAGGTGCGTTTGCTATTGCTGCAGTAAAGGCTGCTGCTGAAGATGAAAAGGCAAGAAAGTCATTAGAGCAAACCATCCGAGCCAATACAAGAGCAACAGATGAGCAGATCAAGGCAATAGATACTTATATTGACCAACAGTCAATTGCTACTGCAACCACAGATGATGTTTTAAGGCCTGCCCTGGGTCGTTTGATTAGATCCACAAATGATGTAACTAAGGCTCAAGATCTATTAAACCTATCACAAGAAATAAGTGTTGCCACAGGCAAGCCATTAGAAACAGTGGCTAATGCGTTAGGTAAAAGTTTTGATGGACAGAATGCTGCACTAGGTAAACTTGGTTTAGGTATTGATGCGACTACTTTAAAAACTAAATCTCATGAAGAAATTATGCAGATGCTTAAAGGCACCTATAAAGGATTTATTGATAATGAAGCAACCAATGCTGAATTTAAATTTAGACAATTACAAATTGCAGTTGACCAGACAAAGGAAAAGATTGGCTTTGCATTATTACCAATTGTCAAACAATTTGCAGATTATTTATTAATAAATGTTGTTCCAAGAATTCAAGCATTCGCTGCAGGATTGACTGGAGATAATAGCGTTACCGAAGGTTTAACAGATGCTACTCGAGGCGCCTATGAATTCGGTGAGCAAGTAAAGTCAACTATTAAATTTGTAATAAGCATCAAAGATGAATTAATTGCATTAGGTGGAATTATTGCTACAGTATTTGTGGCCAGTAAAGTTGTTGCATTTGTTACTGCAATTGGCACATTAATTACAGCCATGAAGACATTACGAACAGCAGCCGCAGGTGCAGGTGTTGCCACAGCGTTTGCAACTGGTGGAGCATCCGTTGGTGCAGCCGCAGCAGCATTAGCAGCCGTAGCGGTAACTTATGGCTTATCTAAATTTGCTGCAGGTGGAGATGAAACAGATTCAGGTGGCAGTTCATTTACATACGGATCTGGCAATCCAATGTTTAGTTTGGGTGGTAGTGCTACAGGCGGCGGCGGTGGTGGATTTGGTGGTGGATTTACTGGTGGTGGTGGTGGTGGTGGTGGTAGTGGTGGTGGTGCTAATACAACTGCAACTGGAGCAACAAGTCTTGTAAACCTTAAAGATAGATTGATTGCTATTCAAGGCCAATTTGATGAATTGACATTTCAAGTTATTACTGAAGGGATTTCCAGAAAAACGGCTCAAGCACAATTTGATAAATTAACTACTGAATTTAAAATATTAGAGCAACAAGCGGAAAATCTTAGTAGACAAAACACAACATTTACAGGCACTCCATTTGGCCAAACTGGAAATGTTACAAATGTTTATGTATCAGGTGCGGTTGTAGATCCTGAAGGATTGAATAGAGTTTTAACTGATATTCAAACTCAGTCAACAGCCAGAGGAACAGTTTATACCCCATTTGTGCCATGACAGTATTCACACCATTATGGAAACTAACAGTCAACGGCGTTGATTACACTAATGTAACAATTGCTAATTTGGCACACAATGCAGGTCGTAAAGACATTTATTCACAGCCAGTGGCATCTTATATGCAATTAACTATTGTTGCACTAAATAATCAATCTTATTCTTTTGATATTAATGACGGAATTGCTTTACAGGTAAAAAATTCAACTAATACTTATGTCAGCCTATTTGGTGGCAACATTACAGATTTGACAATTGAAGTGGGAAATGCTGGTGCTGCTGGTACTGAAATTCGTTATAGCATTCTTGCGGTAGGTTCGTTGGCCAAACTTGCTAAAACTATATTTAATGACACATTATCACAAGATTTTGACGGAAATCAAATATTAGATTTGTTAGATGATTTGTTATTAAGTTCCTGGAACGAAGTGCCTGCAGGTGAAACATGGGCTGGATATAACCCAACTGAAACTTGGGCTAATGCTGGCGATATTGGTTTGGGTGAAATTGATACCCCTGGATTGTATGAAATGGAAAACAGAGCAGCAAGTCCAGATACCATTTACAACATAGCAACAGAAATAGCCAATTCAGCATTTGGTTATTTATATGAGGACAATCAAGGTAATGTCGGTTATGCCGATGCAGACCACAGACAAAACTATCTTTTAACTAATGGTTATGTTGAGTTAGATGCTGGCCATGCTATTGGTAAAGGATTAAAAACAACCATGCGGGCTGGTGATGTTAGAAATGACATTTACATAAATTATGGTAATAACTTTAACCAACAGGCAACAGCAACAAGCGCATCATCAATTGCAACTTATGGATACAAGGCTCAAAATATTAATTCTTTATTGCATGATGCCACAGATGCTCAAGCGGTAGCCGATCGTTATATTTCACAGCGCGCCTTTCCACAACCACAATTTGACACCATCACATTCCCATTAACAAATTCAGAAATTGACAATTCTGACAGAGATGCATTACTTGGCGTATTTATGGGAATGCCTGTTGATTTAACCAATTTACCAAGCCAAATATCAGATGGCAGATTTCAAGGTTATGTTGAGGGATGGTCATGGTCGGTCAGTTTCAACCAACTTTATTTGACTTTGAATGTTTCCCCAGTGGCTTACAGTCAAGTGGCCATGCGTTGGAATACAGTTCCCGCGACAGAGGCTTGGAACACAATAGACCCAACATTGACTTGGGAGTACGCTACAATAGTAGCCTGATAGGAAAAGGATAAAATGGCAACCACTACCAACTATGGATGGACTACTCCAGATGATACTGCGC